GGATTATAGTTTGTACCATTACCTAAGTCAACTTCAGCCAAACCATCAGCGTCAAGATATACACCATCTGGTACCATTCTTGACATAACTTGCTGTAACTTAAGATGGGTTAATTGAATCATGTCTGCGAATCCAGTAACACGTCTTACTAAAGAATCTATTTTACCATTATACATTCTAGGAGCTACAATAGCATAATTCATTTTTACTTTAGTAAAATCACTCTTTGGGCGCATCATATTTTTTGCCATTTCCCATTTGAGCAATCTATCAGTACCAAGAATCATAGCGCCATCATATAAACACTCTATAGATCTTAGCAATCTAGAATATCCACCTTCCATGTTTTCTGGTGGATTAAACGAATCATCTTTAGGTATAATTTTATCAGCGCCAGTACCCATTTCCTTAACTTTATAAACCTCGTTCATATAGGTTTTATAGTTAAAATATAGAACTTGAATAGTATTATTATCCTCTTTATCAGTTGAATATCTTGTATTGTAATTATTTCTATTCGTAGTTTTATTTTTTAATATATCATCTAAATCACTTTCCGTTAAGTGGGGGAATTGTTTTGCTAGTTCGTTTATAGGTATAGATTTTACCTCGCCAACATAGTATACGTCTTCAAAATAAGGAGAGTCAGTGTAAGAATAAACAAGATTAGCAGGATCAACATAATCAATAACAACACCTTCTGAAGTATTAAAAGAGGTTTTAACAGCACCTATACCGAGAACTGTAAGATCATAATAAAATCTTTTTCTTATTAGTTCGTAGTTGTTACCTTCAAATAAAACCTTTAAAGCTTGTTCTTCAGCTATTTCTACAGATTGCTTGTATGTTAATTGCATGTGAAGCGCTAA